CCCACCTGCTAAAAACACATGTAAAACTTTCTTGTTAGGATACACTACTATCTCTGTTACAGCACAGCCATTTTCGCCTGACCATAGTTGCATGTGTCCACTTAATACACCTTCTACAACATCAACAAACCCGTGAGTGTCTCCACCTTTATCTAAGGCAGACTGTATCCACTCTCTACAACGTAATAGGTCATCTTTAATATTCACGATGTTGCCTCTACTATTGATAGTGTTACAGAAGGCGTAGCAGGTGCGAATGATGTTGCATTTGTATGTTCTAACCATGCTGCCGTATTGTCTGTCGCCCACATTGCTTGTAAATAATCACCTGCATTCATGGTAAACAATCCGTTACGAGATGCTATTTTCTTTTGCCCGTTTTCATGCAATGTAGAGATAATCGTAGAATGTGGTGCTATCACACCATTAACTTCAGGGAAAAAATATACTGTTTTAGTAGAGCCGCTTGAAGATGATAATGTAGCGTGAAAATTGATATAGAATGTTCCGCCTTTAGCAAAATCAATTCTTGTAGAGTCACCGCTGTTTATAGAGATATTTTTATTTGCACCTAAAGTATCCCATGTGATTCCATAAGCAGTATCACTAGCACTTGCTGTTTGGTCTGTGGTGCTGTAAACGTAAGCATGAGAGCCACTATTAGTTCCACCGCCTAATCCTAATGGTGTCCATACACCGTCAATAGACACGACAGGGTTTTTGTCAGACCTATCCCACATTAAGATTCCATCATCTGATGCTGATTCACCACTTGTAAGGCTTCTTAGTTTATCTCTAGTAGATGCTAAGAAGGCATTAAGCCTCTCAGCCCAATTCTTCCAATCAGGACCTAATGGCGGTGGCGGAGATTGAACACTCAACGCTTACCTCCTGGTCTAGCTTCAATTCTCATAATGCCTGAACGCCAATTCTCAGTTCCTGTGCCTTCAACTCTCATTCTTACTTGTCTGCCCGTAAATCTTAGTGAGGTTGGATTGCCAGTGTTATAAGGTCCGTATGTGCGCTCTGTACCATTTGGATAGAATCGTGTCTTAAAGGTGACGTTTACTTCGCCCTGAGTCTGTTCATCAGGTATTAGTTGTGATACTTTCATTACACCATCACCGTTTCCTAAACTAATAGGTCCTGACTCTGCAAATGGAGCATCAGAGCCATGAACACTTCCTGTCTCATGGTTGTATAGATTACCACTAGAGTCTGCCCAAATAGGCGTACTAAATACACCACGGTCAATACATGCTGTCCTGTCCATAGACCCAAATGACCATATAGACTCCTTATAATCTAAAGATACATACCTGTTGTTCTCTGTTGCAGTAGATGATGGATAGAACCACCAAATTTCACCATGCTCGGTATTATTTACCGCATACACCTTACTTATCTGATTATAGTTAATGTCTCCAAATACGTAGTCTAGCACTTCACATTTAATCTCTTTTGCTACTGAGCCGTCAAACATAAAGAATGCCTTGCTACCCATCCAAAAAGCACCCTCATCAATTGATACTAATGATTTACGTGATGCGATACCACAGGCTGTTCCAACTCTCTCAAACCCATATACGAAAGGAGGTCCTGAGTAAGTGGCAATATGAGCATCATTATCTGTTAATAGAAGTGTTCTGCCACGAACAGGTGTGCCACACATAAGTCTGCCTGTTGTCTGTAATTCCATGTCACCAGCTTCATTTGTTGAGCTTGGTGTCCATACTGTATTGTTCTCTCTGTCTGACCATGCAACCTTTCTAGGATTTCCACCTGCTCCAAGAGCAAATACAAAGCGCTCTTCTGTAACAAGCATTGATTTATTGCCTACTGGAGCGTTAGTTAATGCTGTTGGTAATACTGCTATGTCTAGTTGCCACTCGTATATCTTGCCATCACTTGTCGAGCAAGCTAATAGATATTCACCCCATGAATCTAATGACCATGTAGTTGCCTCATCAAAGACACCTGTAAACGGTCTTTTTGTTCCGAAGAAACCTGTTCCATAGAATGTACCACCATAAGCAACATTAGTCGTAGCGTCCTCATCACCCACTGTTAATCCTGTTGGAGTAATGTCGCTAACTATGCTAGATTCAGTCATTGAATATAGTTTGTTGTAAGTTCCTGATGCAATGTGAGAGTCAGCACTATTGTCTGCCCAACTAATAATAGCTCTTGGTGGTGCTGCAAATGCTGATGCTTTTCTGCTAACCCATCCACCGACAGGTCGTAATGAGCCATCATGCCATCTTACAAGGTTGGAATCTCTCCATCTATTTGATGATTCAAACTCAGTTCCGTTTCTATGAACGCCTGGTGGTAATTGTAGTGGTATTAGACTCATGCTGCTATTGTATCCCAAGTTGTTGAGGTTTCTGCTATTGATGTCCAAGTTGCGCCTGTAGGAGAAACAACTTCCCACTTCTCTCTACCAATAGTAAGAGTTCCTGATGTAGCTGATATTGCTCCACTTGAAAACTGAACCCTATTACAAGTAGCTGTAGTGCTTGATGTACATTGTATATCAGCACCCGACAAGTAAATAGCAATACCATTAGCGCTTACTGTAGAGATTACTGATATATCGCTAGATGATTCTCTAACTCTTAGACTGTCACAAGCTAATGAACTGACAGCTGTTATTACTCCACCAGTATTTCTAGTTCTTCCAGCTATACAAGTTATAGATGAACTAGAGGATGAACTAGCCGACACATTTACTATTTTAACGCCTACTGTAAATGTAGCAGAGTCGCCCATGATTAATGAGCCTGATTCTCTAACCCTCTGACTATCTGCCGAAGCAGAACTTGTCATTGTAATCGGTACTACACCTTCCTCAAGGTCTGCTGTTGAGTATGCTGCTTGACCGTATTTAAACGCTCCGTATAGCATATTAGTCTAGCGTAATATCAAGGTCTGCTGTTGGTACACGGAACACATCACCTGAGTCAATAGTTTTATTTGTGGTTAGTGCTGCGTAAGCCATCAAGTTACCTGATGTTTCTGCGTCAAATACACCTACAGAGGTTACTGTACCCCAAGATGCTCCTGCTGTAGGATATTCAACTGCCGCAGTGTTTGATGTAGTATTGCCTGTAGTAGTAAATGCTACTGCCTTACGAACATAACCTGTGCCTGATACTTCTGTACCGCCACCTGTCTCACCTGGTGTTGCTGTGTATAAAGCCAAGTAATGAGTAGTCGGAGCTGTGTAAGCTGCGCCACCAAATACATGGTCTAATATTTCTGTTTCTAAAAAGTTTGAAAATGACATTATCCTTGTCCTCTTATTTTAAGTTTTAAGCCTGAGCCACTAAATCTAGCTTGCTCAGAAGCTCCGTTTAACATAGTAACAGAGGCGCTATACATCTGCGCCCAAACTGCTATTCTTTCATCTTCGCCTAGATACGGTGCTGAATGTAGTAGTGCGCCATAAAGGTACACATCAGGTGCTTCTAGTAAAAGCCAATTATCATCATTACTTGAACTAAGAGCTGTTGTCTTAGCATAGTAAAGTAATTCTGTATTTATTTCAGAAGATGGTGTTGGGTATAACTGAAACTGACCATCAGCGTGTGTGTAATGTGTTGGCGTGCCAATAGCATCATTATTAGATGCTCTCTTGTCTGACATAGCAGCTCTTGAGATTAGGTCAAGGGGAGATGTTCCGTTGTCTGTTACATGAAACCTAATAGTCTCAATCCAATCAGCAGGAATCTGTGAGTATTCATCAGCAGAACTTTGTTGACCACTAGACCTCTTCTCCATCTTCCAATGACGAATGTCTCTGTTAATCTGTGATTCTGCTAGAGCAATGAAGTTCTCAATAGCTGACGTTAAGTCATCTCTATTAAGAAAGTCTGCTACTGCGGTTTTTAAGGTAGTAAACGTGTTTATAGCCATAATTTTATTATATCCCTATTACTTAAACTTTTGGTACTTATTTTTATATGAAGATTTCATACCTTTTTTGATTATATCGTTAGAGAAATGCTTCAGTGAATCCTTGCCACCTTCGTGTTTTGTGATAGCTTTAATCATCTTGAACATGTTCTTATCTGATAGTTTATCAGTAGCGCCTATACCAACATCTCTAGCCACATCTTTAATGTAAGACTTAGTGTCGTTCTCTTTGCCGTTTGGCGCATACTTGTTAAGAATCTTAGTGATTGTAGTTAATGCTCTGATGCCGTTCTCAGGATTATCAAACACAACGAAATTACCTTCTGCTACAGAACCACCTGACTCAGTACCTGTCATACCATCCCACTTAATACCGAAGTCTTTAATGTTGCCAGGGTTGTTACTACGAACATTACGCACAACTTTAGGCTTCTTGATATTACTCAATACGCTAGTCATAGGTTTATCAGGCTCTGTGTATAAAGGTGGCTTAGTTTCTTCCGCTTCCACACTCATAAAGTCTTCACCGCCTATTAGACCACCTGCAGGGATTGCTATTTTGGCAAACATTACTTCATTAAATTCTTTAAACAGTTTTATTCTTTCTTCGTCTGAGCCATACTTCAATATCTTTTTAACACCCTTATCTTCGAGAATCTTCTGCGCCTCTTTGGCTGTATCGGGAATAATAGCGCCTTTAAATTCTCCGATTGGCACTAGACGATTCGGTTTTGATTCGAAATATTCTGTTCCAACCCCTCTACCATGTAAGCGCAAATCTTCTGTTATTTTACGAACCTCATTTAACGAAGATTCGGGTAACCCTGCCCAAGAAGAATCCCTGCCTGCCATTATATCTTGCATTAAATACTCATAACTATCTTCAGAGAAGTGTTCATCTGAATCTCTCTTCATAATCTCTTCTACTTTATATGTAGC